GTTAATGCCATTATACAAACATTGCTTTATACCCATTTAAAATACTTTGTGCCGATGATGGTACATCCTGCACAATGGTTCCTGTTACATAATCAGTTCTATTGTCATAATAAGTACTAACCATCATTAATAATGCCTGCTTTAATAAACCATCATTCATTCCGGCTGTAGTATAATTTATTTTGATATTAACTGCATCACCTATTAATTCTATAATTTTATCATCTAAACCAAAAACATTGTATTGCAAAGCTGTATTATCTACTGTGCCTGTAACACTTTGAATAGATGCAATTGGGCCAAATGGCACATCAATTAACAAATCAAATCTTACAGATGGTAAATAGTATGTTCTTGTTTTAGCCACAATATCTCTGGACATATAATTTTCTGCTGCTATTCTTGCAGCTGTGATCATAGTACCAATCAGCGCATCATCTGCTGATGTATCAATCCTAACAAAGTTTTTAACATCACTTACAGTAATAATTTCTGATCCTGTTGTGCTATTTATTTTTATTTGGCGCATTTTTCTTTTTGCTTTTGATCGCTTTTGTTTCGTAAACTATTTTTTCCTCTTTTGTTTCTATTTCGGCCATCTCTACTTCCTTTGTTTCTGCCTCCACCTTTACAGCAATTTTCTTTTCTAAATAATATTTTTCAAGATCTTTGGGTAAATAATAGGATTGTCCTGCATGGTGCATGGTGTTACCATTGCAAACAGTCTTTAATATTTTAACTTGTGCCATTTTAATCTATGTTTTCGGATATTTCTAAAGATTCTTCATCAATAACCGGATTAATAATTTCCTCTATTTCTTCTACTATTTCTTCTACTTTCTTGGATGATTTTATGGCCCATCCATTGGATATAAACCATTTTTCAATGTCGGATGAAACATCTACTATATTTCCTGCCTTATGGTAATTAATACCATCATTGACATTTTTTAGCATTGTTATTTTGCCCATATTATTTTATTTTTTGAACAAATATAAAAGAAAATGGCACCCGTTTTGCAGGTGCCATTATTCTATTTGGATTCTACGATTGACTAAACACCAATTGCAGCAATATCCGTAGCGAATACACCACTAACAAAGGCCAATGGCGCATAGTTAGTTAATGCAATTCTTTCTGTTAAACGAACTGTTACAAATCCTTCACGAACGTTAATTCCATCCTCTCTAAAGAATTCTAAAGATAGATTTTCACGCACCCACATTTGAGTTCCCATTGCAAAGTTACCAACTAAATAAGATCCGGCAGTAATTGCAGTGTTAACCACTACAGGTATTCCTAAGAATGATGGCTGTAAACCTTGATAAACTTGATCTTTCAAGTACTCATTAGTTGTAGATTTCAATAATAATATTTTAGTGAAATCTGTAGGATTAACCATGATGTAATCAGGTGTGTAGTTAACCAAAGCTAATTGATTAATCGCAACTGTTAAAACATCAAATTGGTTAGCAGCTGTAATGCTGTCTGCAAATGATCCTGCTGCAAATGCTGTAGCTGAATAAGAAACACCTTCAAGATTTTGACCTGATCCATTACCATAAAGTAATTGGGTATCTTCAACAGTCAATAATTTCTCTGGCGCACGAGCTGCCAAATAAGATGTCAATTGTGCTGTATCAGCTAACATTTCTTCTGAAATACGGAAATAAGTACCGATTTTACGAACGTTTGCATCTTCTGCTGTCAAATCAAAATCTGATTCTGGATATAATCCACCTTGTGCAATTGGTGCAGCACCGTTATCATAGGCAGTTTCACGCACAAAACGCACTACTTCTGATTGTGTAGATCCCTGTGGCAATAATTGGCGCACATGGACTGCTCTTGTAGGATCATACTTAATACCTGCAACATATTGTGCCGGAATAACCTCTCCTGTAAAGTTGTTAGCTACAGTCATATCACCTGCTTTGATTTCAAATGAAGCTGAACGACTTTTGCCATTTATCATACCTTCTAATGCACCTTTGCTGATCCCTTCGATCAAACCTTGTTTAAATGATTTCACTGTAGCGCCACTTGCTGTTTTTTTAGCAGCAATTTCAGCAGCATCAATGCGTGAATGAATTTCAGTGAATTTAGTTTCTAAATTCTTGATTTCATTTTTCAATAACTCATCAGCCTTTCCTGTTGCACTTGCAACTGCTTGACCTTCTGCTTTTTCGATTTTCGAATCAATGGCTGAATTTATTTCATCCAATTGTTTTTTGATATCCTCTGACATATTCTATTTTTTTATACTTGTTTTTAAATAATTTAATATTTCGGAAATGTCCTCACTTTTATCTACCGGCAATGTGGCATTTGGTGCCGGCACTGTGGTAATGTCAATAAATAATGATTTCAATTTCATCAATTCACTTTCAATTGCGTATCCCAATTCATCAGATACGTTTTCTTTTTTGATCATTTTAGCCAAAACATCAAAACGTTTTGATAATAATTCTTGATCTATTTCGCCTTTGGCATCTGTAATCATAGCCAATGGATTTGCTGCTAAAGTAACGCATGAAATTTCATATAACTTTACTTCTTTCAATTCACGCACTCCATCCTGTCTGAATGATCTTACTATAGGCATGATCCCTACACTATTCTCATTGATCACTCCATTTTTCATCAATAACAAAACATCCTCACCTAATCTAGTTTTAGGAATTTCAGCGACAAAATATAAACCATTTCCATCCTCACGCAATTCTGTAAACTTCCCTAATGGCTGATCTATACGGTGTTGATTGCAATAACGAACTCTTGAACCGTTTTCGTTTAATGTCTTGGTGTATGCACCGGCTAAAATAATGTCATTATCTGAATCTATATTATTAAAAACTGATCCATAGCCTTTAACAATACCGTTTGATTCATCAATATCCTCTAATCCTATAGATGTTTGTTTGAAAATCATATCGTTTTACTTTTTCTCAAAATTAGTTTTTTATTGCATTCAAAATTCAGATGAAAATATTTTTATTCCATCTTTGGTTCACCTTCTTCAAATACTATGGTATTATCTTGATCTTTTAATGGAATTATGTGGCTATTGCTTAATAAAACTTCATCACTAATGCCATCTGGATAGGCATCACATCCACCGGATATTCTCCTAAAATGAATACATTTTCTACAGATAAAATTATCTTTATTTTCCATTATTTTTTAAAGTATTTATTGATTAGTTCACCTATTTTAATTGCATATTTTGATGGATTATCAGATAATTTAAATTCTGTAAATCCTTCTGCCATAAATTCATCAATATTAGTTTCAGCATAATAACCTAACCAAATTTTATTATATTCTTCAAAATCATTTGTTTTAAATAATTTTCTTTTTTCGGCATTATATTGCCTTTTTAATGTTCTTAATTCTTGATAATAAAATTGATTATTTGCTGATCTATATTCTGCGTGTCTAGTAATTAAACAATGCGCAAACTCATGTGTTAATGTTGCTATTTTCCCATTGGCTTCACTTACATCACTTTTAAATCTTAATGAAAATCTTTTTTCAGCCAAATCCCTTGTTCTATTTTTTATAGTATCTGTAGTATTCCCAAAATTTATTTCAAATAAATTCCCACCTGCTGTTTTTACATATCCGTATAAATCTCCTGTAGAATCGTATTTTAAAGGAATAGGATATTTTGTATTGTAAAATGAATCTAATTTATATTCACTTGTCAAATTATCTAATTGCTTATTATAGGCATTAAATTCATTAACAGTAAATTGATTTGTAGTTTCAACATTTCTAATTTTTAAACCTGCATTTTCTAAAATAGTTTTAGCCTGCAATTTTGCTTCATCAATAGTTTTCGCATTAAATGTGCCATCAATAATTTGTTCTGCTATTGGTGCCAATATTTCTGGACTTGTTAATAAAGCATCTGTAATTGCACTTTGTACTTGTGCCTGTGCAACTCCAAAACCTATATCTGTAATGTTTTCCCCTGTAGTTTGGGCATTAGGTTTTGGAAATACACTAACACCACATCTACAATTGATTACATTGCTTGCTGATCCTGCCGGATCGCCTGCCCATTTAAGGAATTGACCTCCTACAGAAAATTTACCGGCATTGGGTACTGTTTGCCCATTGGCTGCGCCATGGCTTGCTCTTTCTCTCCCATCTATTGATGTGTGCCATGTTTTCATTAAATCCCTACCTTCAAATACACTTTGCGCACTTACTATTGTGGCATAATTAGCAGCATTTGTGGCTTCTGTCCTTACTAATCGCTTTGCTTGATAAGTTGAATATCTATTAAACTGCGTTTTAAGCATTTTAGCTTTGACCTTTTCCCCCTGATTCATGAATGCAGGATCAGACATTAGCTTTTGAGTAACAGAAATTAATGTGTTTTTAGCTGTGCCACTGACCAATGTAACCCTTTGCGCCCCTACTTGTTGCCCTACAAATGCAAATGATTTGCTCCAAATAGACATTAAATTATCTAAATCGCTTGCCTTGTTTAGTAATTTATCTACATTCTTGTAATACCATAAAGCAAAATGTAAACCAATTTTACTGTACATATCTGTGTACATATTGATCAAATCATTTTCCTTAAAAAATACTGATACATCTGTGGCCGATAATGCACCCTGTCTGATAAACATGGCTGATGCCTGATCATATTGATCATTATAAAACTTATAAAAATCTTTTACAGATGATTTTTCTGCCTTGGTTAATTGCTCGCTAAATTTAGCTGTGTAATTTTCTTTGGCTGCCTTAATTTCTTTTTCTTGGGAATAAAGAGAATTGCAAACAGCTATGCGCTGATCTTGTGTAGCAAAATCATTTACTACATTTGGATCAATTACACATCGGCCAATGAAATCATTTAGATCCTCATTTACTCTGGGTGATGGTAATGGCATATTATTTTAGATCATAATCAATATCTAATGCCTTTGGATTCTCCAAAGCATCTATAGTAACATTTTGTGGCGCTAATGATGTTGGGATAAAATAATCATTCATGTAGGCATTTACTTCATCTTTGCCATAATTCATCGCATCCCTTTTTTCATTTGGTGTAATCCACCATGCAGCTGCTAATTGTGAAACTAACTTATCTACTTCTTCTTGCATTTCACTGATCATAGTGAAATCAAAATCTAAATAAAGATTGGCCCCAAATTGTGGTACTAACCATCTATTTAATTCATCCCTAATTTTAATTAATTCTGGAATAACAGCATTTTGATACATGGCTTTTTTTGCCTCCTTCATGTTGTTGTATGTAGATGAATCCGTATTATTAAGCAATTGCACCGGAATGTTATAGATATTACATAGATCTTTTACTGTGCCATTGTACTGCTCAATTAATGATAAATCTGCTGCACTTAATCCAAAATTTACCCATGATAAATCCTTCGATGATACAATCACATCACCGGCATTGTTTGTGCCTTGGTATTGCTTTCTAAAATTATCCTTTAATGCTTGTGCCTGTACTTGATTTATGGTTCCTTCCTTATCAATTAGCATTCCCCTTGATGTCTGATTCTGTAGGTATTTTACACCTGTAGTTACAGCTTCATTGTTTGCAGTTAATACCCTCAAACCTGCTCGCAAAGGTGATTGACCATATAAGTTAGATCCTGCACTGTTGTAATCCGGATTAAAATCTTTGATGTGGCAAATGTCCTCTGGATTAATTTCCTGTGTGGCATTGTATCTGATTCTGTAACCACTTATTGGATCGTTAACACCTTCTGAAACAATTTCCACCAATTGTGATGGCAAAACATATAGCTGACCAAATTTAGCTTGGTTTGGGCCACTTGATGGCTTAATACCATAAATATATCTGTTACCGGTTAACTTACCAAATGCAATTAATTCCTGTAAAAATGTGCTAAATGATTGTTCTGGGTTTGGCCTCGATAATAATGCTTCTAATGGACTATCTGTAATCTGTGTAAATGCTCTTTTGCGTAATACATTGGCTTTGTACATAGCACCACCATCCATAATTCCTGATGTCAT